GTCAGTGTACGCCTGTCGGAATTTCCTTTCGAACCTACCGGATTGAAATTGAAACTCTCCTATGGTCACTCACAGCTAAATAGCGTGATGAAAATCTCGGATGCTCCTCCTTCAAAACTCGTTGCCATGCCCAAGAACATGGGCGGTGATCTGACTACCAGTCGTATGGATCACGAAGAATGGTGTAAAGTCTTGAAGGAAACGCTGTTACAATATAGCGTTCAGCGAATTGAGGCGTGCGCTATTAATCCCGGCGCTCCAGTGGAGATAAATTGCTCGTTGCCACGTTTAAACGAGCATTTTTATTTCATAAACGCCCCGAACTTGGGATGCTATCTGTATGCTTTGCTCGGAGCTATGTGTTTGGACGGGATGCTTCTCGAAGCTTACACAGCAATTGATGGCGTTAGCACAACTCCTTTTATGGATGCTCCAAGTTTGTGTGCCCTATGCGATTACTATGGAGTCGGCTATGCCGACGCCAGAGTAGGTGTGGTTAATAGGGACGATGCAAACTTCTACGTCATCGTTTTCCAGGGTGCTGCAGACGCCCACTGTGGTCTTCTGTTGAGACGCAAATTTGTGGAAAATGGAAACTTGCCCGAGTCAAGATTTGCAAATCCGTCGCCCATGGCTGTATTTGACAAAACCTCCCCCCCTGCCAAAATGTCTAAAGCGCCATCCCCCAGAAACAAAGATGTAGCCAAGGGAAAACCCAGCCCGATTCCACTCTTCGAAAAGAAGAAAAACCCTACTGACTGCTTGATTAGCGCGAAAGAGGATGCGCATAATCGATTGGAAGAGGCAAAATCTGTTATACTACAGCATCATTATTCTAAACAAACTACAGTGCGGCCCTCTTGGATTGAAGAGACGTGGACTAAACCCCACAAAGACATGCCCTTGGGACAAGTCAAATGCATGTTCTACTCAAAATTCGCGTCATTTTTGAAATACAATTATCGATATGTCGAAAAGAAAAACGTCAACCCTGAAATGTTCGACATAGGATTGACCATCATAAGAGGCCTGGATTTTAGAAGAAGGCAATCGATTTCAACGCATATATACGCGTTGTGGGATCTATTTGAAAAGCAGCTCGACAATGTGAACCACGTTTCTCCCAAAGCGATTCTAAGCGAAGCAAAGCACGTAGTGGGGAGATTGAGTGATGATTTTTGGACCCCAAAGGTTGTCGTGATTGAGCGTGTAGCCAAAGGCGTCAAAGACATCGAAGTAGCTGAGAAATTCAAACTTATTGAACCCGAAGTTGTTAAAGGTTCCGATGAGGACAGCGTGGGCATGAATCTAGACGCACCACGCATCAATATTTTACAAGACGTAATTGTGAGAGAAAATGAAAATCTCCGCAACAACTTTCATGTGGACGCGCAAGGGGTGCGAATGGTCCCTAGCAAAGGTGCCTTAGCCCCAGAGATGATCGATAAGATGTCGACAATTTTCCCGCTCATGGATCTTACACACGCGAAATCCCAAGCGAAAAAAGTAGGAAAACGCAGCGTCAGCCAGCACCCGAACGCTAGGTATTCCGCTGACGTCGCCCAGGCAACTCTCTTGTATAGGTTAATCAAGAGCATCGATAAGCGTGTGGTGTTGATCGACATTGGAGCCAAGTACGCGAGGAACGTAAATTGGATTAATCGCATAGCTCAAGTTTTAGGAAAATCCCACTTAATCATTTATCAACCCATCCGCATGGAAACAGCAGCCTACGATAGTCTCTACAATCTAGAGAATGAAAGAAGATATTTGGACATTGATAATCTGGATATAGCTGCCCTGCCAGTGCGTACTGCTGATTTTAATTCGGTCTGGAGTGAATATGACCGTATGACTGGGTTTGTCGTTTGCATCGCATTCGATGTCTTATACTATATGCCACAATTGCTCCACTGTCCAGTCGAAGTTGTCGCTAATGTTAACCAGTATAGGATCGTTGGTGGAGTGAGCGAAATGCCGTTCAGCGAGGGGCGAGTCGAATTTACTGATAACATGCTCAACGTTTACATGGAAGGCAACGGGAATATTTATCGGCACGCGAGCTACGATTATTCTTCGTTAAACAGCGTGTGCAATCGCTGGACCGTCGGTATTTGCGAGACTCTCTCAATTTGGAAGCCTGCGCACGTTTTAGAAATGCCCAATAAAATAGCGTCTATAAATTTGGCAGTTAACTTCGATTTAGCCAAACGGCTATTACAGTTTAGGAACACGCTTACGAAGAGTAACGAAGCAGCTTTGCACATTCTCGCCAAAGACGCCCCCAAGAGCCATGCCACCATAGCTTCCTTAGATAAGATCAGTGAGATATTGATTAAGCATGAAAGTTTGCCTATCACACCTCCCACTACATATGCGCGCCCAGTAGATATGGCCAAAACTTTGTCCTGGAGTCAATTTGTTCAATGGCTACCTTTTCTCCTGAAAGAAGAATTTTATAGCTGTGGAACTTGTTCGTCTCAATCATGTTGTCCTAGAACGGCTAGATCGACTCTCCTCAAGCTAGCGTACGATTATCCGGATGAAGTTGGCTGGCTGTGTTTGATAGGTCGTTTTCATAAGCCGATGAGGAAGATTATTTGCGCCTATTACGGATTGAGATGGCGAGCGTTGAAAAATTACATTTATTCTTGGTTTACAACGCCAACCAACGATATGCGAGCAGACACGCATCGGTTTATTGGCCCAATGCATCCTGACAATTGCGAGAAGCTGCTTAGAATTACCAGAGAATGGACGCCTCACGAAAACAAGGCCTTCATTCGAGGCGGAGTTAATCCGGAGTTTATGTATAGCAGAATAGCTCTAGAGCCCTTTGGACATGGATTAGAATTTTCGAAAACCGCCCGATTTCCGAAAGGCCTCCCGCGCTCCAGTTTTACCCACACTGCTTACATTGCGTTGAACAAACCCCGCGTTGAGGCGGCGATACGCACCGAACTTTTGGCGACAGCCACTCTCGACGCCCCTAAGCGTGTTGAGTCGAGACGACGTGCCCAGGCACGCGAAATGGGCTTTGAGTTTTCTGACGACGATCAAGATGCGGTAGATGAACTCCAAGCACGCGGCGCCGCACCCGAAGAGCAGGTGAACACCAGGAATCTAGATGATCCGAATGTTGAGAGACTGCCAACTGATCTTCCTCCCCAATTTTATCGAGGACTGACTAGAAGACAAGCCCAGATGCTAGAGGCAATGAGCGATACCGAGTCCGATCCCGTTGGACACTCTAGTTACTTCGACGACGAATTACCCGATTACGGGCAAGATAATGGAGAAAGTATTTACGGTTGGATGGAAGAAGGGATTGAATTCGCCGTCGACAACGGCATCAGTTATGATGGACCTACGAGTGATGAACTCTCGTCCAGCGAATCATTGGACGAATCGTTGACGTACAACAGATACGGAGTGCCTGCAAACCACATTCTCCACCAGACGGGACTTAGTTTCCATTCTCATGCGTGGTCAGAAATGGACGAAGAATTTGAAGAAGAGAGACTCGACTTCTTAGAGCGTCACGTGCCCAATAATTACGCTAGAGACGTAGATATGGACAGCGAATATACCGTATACTACGACGAGATTCTTGAGGTGCCTAGTGGAGACGTGGGTGGCTACCTCGTCAGATGCGGTTTAAACGAGATTAATCTGGAATGGAGCCGTGCCTTTTCAATGTTCGTGACACCTGACGGTTTCAAAATTAATGAACCTAGTGAAGTGTTGGAGAGACTTAAAATTTCAGACGAACAAATAATACGTTCGTATATAGATAAAGATTATCCTATCAGCGGTCCACAACTCTACACTCCAGTCGGTTCAATTTGCAAGATAGTAGAGCCGTATACTTTTGATCACAAACACGCCACAACCTTGGTTTGTGCTATCACAAATAGGCATTTAGCTAGTACCAACGCTCCCGACGTTAATGTGATACGAGACTTTGAGCGATTCGTCAATGACGATATGACGATTAGGATGGAGCTATTTGGATATCCAGACTTCGAAGTACAGAACGCTCACGATTGGTGTGCAGAGAAGAAAGCTTGGCCTGAAAGTAAAAAGAAGAAGTATTGTGATTATATAACCAAAATTTTGAGCGTTGGACACTTTTTAGGATATGGCCACCCGAACTTCACTGCGATGGTTAAAAGCGGAGAATTTAATTACGCGACAAGCCATGAAGTTTTTAGTGCTAGGGCGAGATTGATATGGGATCCAGAAGATAGGATGATGTTTGTCGCCTGGTGCCAACAGTATTTTATAGCGGTGGCCAAGCACTGGTATAAAGAGTTCATTCACGCAATGAATTCCAAGAAATTGGCTCGTAAGATCAATGAATTTTTCTCTGATAAGAACCCTCACGACTGGATACGCACTTCTTGGGACGGATCGGCTCACGATTCAAATCAACATGTTGAGCTCATGCGAGCAGTAGATGACCGATTCATGGACTTGGTATTCCCGAAATTCTTGGAGATATTCCCGATCTCGACTAGGTTAGCATACGAAGTGCTAGATATACTTAAAGACCATGTGGCGAATCTCCACGTCACTATAAATAAAGAGTACGTCGGGAAATTTGTATTGATGGGAACCACGTTCAGTGGTCACCCCACAAAAACCACATTAGGCAATACTCTCCGAGTGATTTACTATGGTTTGTTCACCGCTGCTCGAGCAGGAATATTTTATGAAGACATCTTGTACTTCGTGTCCGGCGACGACGCTTGTTTGTGGATCAAAAACAGTCAAGTCGAAAATTGGACACGAGCTTTTTGGGAGATATACGACAGACCAAAAAGCGGCCGGGCACATGGGCTCGGTCAAGCAGCGAAAATGTTGAACTTCGGTCATTGGTGGGATCTGGAATTTATATCGAAAAGATCTATTTTGACCAACGGGGAAGTGGTTATAGTCCGAGACATCAAAAAAGCTATCACCGGATCTAGATATTACGCCGGAAACGAGTTGGCATATGTCAAAGACCCACGCACCCATGCTTATGCAGTCGCCTATACAGAGCTCCACTCTTGCAAATCCATGCCTTTGACATCTCTGATCTACCAAGCTAGATTGGCCTACGGAGTGCGTGATGAGAAGGTCATTAGTATGAGAGACAAGAAGTTTATCAATATTGCAATGAAGGATGCTGTTGTCCATCCGTTAGATGAATTGTGTGCGTACAGTTGTCACACTCAAGTGGCTCCCGAACTGTTATTATCCACTTTGTACAATTTATCTTTTACAAAAGCTCCAGGTGAGGCAGTTTTAGTGCCGAACGAGCTATTGAATTGCGACATTGGGGCTTGGTCCAGCCCCCTGATAAACATTAAAATATCAAACCAACAAATGAAGAGGGCCCAGAGAAGAAGAGTAGTTAGAGTAGCTAACAGTAGGTTAATACGTGCGCCTACTTCTAAGCTGAAGCCGAGAAAGAAACCAGAGAGCACGTTGAAAGCACACCCCACCACGGATGTGCAATTGATGCGAGTGGATGGTCGTTCCAACCCCGTCTCCAGTAAAATGCTTCGCGATCGTCCTGACGCGATAGAGAATAAATCCCATTTCACTGATAGCGAGATTGAATACGGCCAGTCGTTAATTGATCCATTCACGCACGTTAGGACCAAAATTCCTAACATATATCCCATTGAAACGTCCACATACAATTTTGAATCATCCACAACTTTGTCATCGGACACCAATGGGACACTACGAGTACTGTTCAGACCTTGGGACCTAGGTACGACATTGGCATCATATTCGCCATCTACATCAGCCAATGAAGCAGACCTTATAGGCGGAACAGTAAATATATCATTCGCCGAGTTGTTATACGGCAAGAGAGATGCA